ATGACGTGGTAATAAAGATTTGCACCGAAGATGTTATCAACGACGCCGTAGCGGGTTAATAAACCGACTCTTGGTGAGAAATCGTTAGGACCGATGGTTCTCTGCACCATTACAGGGATGTAAGGGCAGTAGATGATACCAGTGTCATAGAATTCAGGTCCTTTGTAACCGAGAAGAGCATATTCAAGGCGAGCAGCGCGGGTTGATGCAGCAGCACCGTTACCTGCGTAATTACCACCTCTAGAAGCTTCAAATTGAGCTTCAGTGCGTGTATCACGGTATACATTAAAGCGACCAGCGAGTGAACCAACTTTCGCAACACCAACAGGCTGTGTATTAACATTGCCTTGAACCGGTACCCACTGGAACTCTGGTAACATTTCAAGGATTGCGCACACACGTGGTGTGGCAACGATGAAGTTAGCGGAGCCGCGGCGGTTACGGACGGCAATGCGGTTAGCCTCGATGATGAGTCTCTGATAGAAGTCGCGGTTGCGCTCAACGAGCCAGCGGCCGTCTGCTGAAGCAGGTGACCAAACGGAGAACCCAGTACCGAAACCGGCATTGAGAGCTGTTTGAATCATTCTGATGATCATTTCACGGTCGATTTCGGCCTGTAACTCATACGACATAGCGTTTGTGAGTTCAGTATCGATATCGATACCATTCATGTTCTTAAGATCCTGCTCGAGCTCAACTGACCAACGAGCTGCGAGACGACGGGTTCCTGCTTCAACTGCTGTCTTCTCGAAAGAAACAACGATCTGTGGGATCTGACTTGTTAATTCGAAGTTAGCGAGAAGTTGAGCAACACCTTGATCGGATGCGATCATCGCGAAATCACTGTTACCAGACAACGCCGCAGCGGATGTGCCAGTAAAGCGAGTATCGAGATACTGATAGCCTAACTCAGCCCCATCGGACTGACGTTGAGGACCACCAGCATATGCACCGTTGGCGAGTGAGCCATCAAGACCCTTGCCATTCGTTGCACCAAGTGCTGAACCTTCGTACTTATAACGGAGAGCGAAAGCAAGTCCGACAGGACCACTCATTGGTTGAACGCCGACGATTTCGTTGGTGATCAACTCAGGGAATGTACGTCTAATCATCGGGATGAGGATCTTAGGAAGACGGGAATCACCTTGCGCGTAAGCACTGTCGTTCTGTGATGGGAACTGATTGCCGTAGCCACCATTATTAATGGTTGAGCCAAAGACACCAGTAGAACCACCAGCAGTGTTCGAGGCTTCAAAGCACCACTTCTCTTGGTTTTCCAAAAGGATAGCGGTGTTTAAGCGTGTATGATCATCTTCAATCGCTTGAACGTTATTGGAGGTGTAATCCAATACTGGAGCCCACTTCTCAATAAGGAGTTTAGCGCGATTTTCATCGATGTAAGACTGTGAAGGACGTATGTTTGACATATTATTTTGTTTCACTTTCTATTTCATGTGACTATGTCTAATATCAGACTCGTATCTCTTTACAGAGATATATAGACATTTCTATTCAGGTATTAACCTCATCAAAAAATTAATATTTCTTGAGTTCTGAAAGGTAGAGGTTAAAAGATGGATCTGCCTCGTCTTGCTCGGCAACTGATTCCTCAATTACCGGTCTATCGACTTTTGTTGCGATAGTCTCAGTAATTGCCTCTTCTTTCAATGTTTTGAGACGTGCTTCTTCAGATTTATTGAATAAGCTCAATGTATAGTCGAAATTTTCAACAATAAATTTAGCTGACTTACCTGAAAGCATTTTCTTCATATATGCTCTTTCAGCGTCATCGAGAGAAGATACTTTCTTCTCGAGTACTAATTGTGACTCGGTAAGAGAGAGCTTGCTCTTTAATTCATTAACCTGCTTATTAGCAGTCTCAAGCTGCGTTGCAGCTTCATCTAATCTTGATCTACCATCAACGATGGCTTCTTTTATGCTTTCTTTTGCAAGTGCCATATCAACAGAGAGCATGTTGCGTATTTCATTTAATGTAGCAACGGCTCTTTTATTATTAACTGCTTCTTGGACC